GTGCGGCGACCCATCCAGAACACACCGTTATCCACAGAAACAGCAGCGTTTGCCGCAATCAATCCGCATGACGTGCCGACACGTTCAAAGCCATACACGAAAGGTGGCCCTTGGTATGTCATCGTGTGTGCATCTTCTGATGTGAGGATAAGCGACTGACCGCGTGTGCGTAGACCCGCTAGGATCGTGCCATTCGTTTGAATGTTAATATCGCCAGCTTGGTTTGTCGCAGCAGCAGTCCAAGACGTATTATCCTCTTGGTCTGACCATTGGATTTTACGAGGATCACCGCCTGCGCCAAAGCATACGACAAAGCGTTCTTCCGTCACCATGAAGCCTGTGCAGCTTGTGGGCGCGTTGGATACTTGCGCGGCTGTAGATGCCACCAAGTCCCACTCATATAGCTTTCCGTCATCTGGCGACATTGCCAAGAGGTATTCGCCCCAGTTGTCTAGCGACCAGACAGTTGCAGGCTGCAATGTAGAGGCATCCTGACGCGCAACGCCGTATTCCTCATAGCCATAGAAGCTGCCGCCATATCCGCTGTTTACGTCTGCACTCACTCGACCCGCAGTTAATCCCGCTGGCGTAATATCGGTGACTGTGCCGCCCGCTGTGATTGAGTAGAGCTTATTGTAAGTGCCTGCCGCGAGGTATCTATCTGCGTTGTTATCTTCCCACGCAAGCATTGAACGCGCTGTGCCGCTAATATCGACCGATCCGCGTTGCCGCCATCCACCAACAGGACGCAGGGCATCTTCATGCCAACGCACTAGGTTTACGTCACGCCATCTGCCTTGCGACATTAGGTCAGTGCCGTTGCGATACTGACCCTTTGGAATTTGGAGTGGGATTAGTGGCATTTACCATGTCCCCCCCATTAAGGTTTCGTAGGCCAATCAGCCTCGTTTAGATTAGGCCAGTTTGCATGTGTTGTAATGTCACGCAAAGCCTGACGATATGTCGCCATTTCTGTGCTTAGAGTGTTGTCCGATAGCGCAAGGTAATCTGTAGCTGCCAGCTTCCCATCACGTTCTGCACGATTGGACGCAGCAACGCCATCGTCATACTCTTGGACTTCTTCAGCAGTCTTGCTTGATGTTGCCCACCCGATTGTCCAGTTGCCGCCCACCAGTGTTGGCTGCGTTTCTTGCTCAGCCTTCTGAGTGCGCTCGTCAATGTCAGGCTGCGCTGTAAACGTTACAGGGTAAACACCGTATCCAGCCAAGACTGCATCAGGAACAGTCTTAGGAAAAGATGTGTTTGGATTATCACGGCGTAGTTGCCCTACGGAATAGGGGTATGTGTCCACATTACCGTTTGTAATTTTGACGTGCATTTAGGTTATCCTTCTTCAAGAGATGTTGTCATACTAATGTCAGTAGTCGTGAACGAGGGCGCTTTAAGAGTTAGAGTCGCACTTAGATATAATGCATCATCAGCTTGCGTAGATGTGTTATATGTTCCATCAACAGCAGTTGGAACGGCCCTATATACAAAGCTACCATAAGTCCCTGTTTTGCTCCCATCTGTAGGTGCTTTAAAAATCATCGCAGCGGGCGTAATAGACTCCGTTCCCGCAACATAAAAATAATCACCAGATTGATCCAATGATATTTTATTTGGACTTACGTTTTGACCACTGACTCCATCTAATTCATTCGCCCACTGATAATTTCCATCAGCATCATACTTTACAATACAACAAGTAGTTCCTGTTCCTGTTGCAAGTATATAAATATTGTCGTCACTGTCAGTCACAACATCTTTAGCTTGCATAGAGTAAGTAGTTGTAAAGCTGTAAAATCTGCGTGACCAAGTAATGGCTAAGCCAGACGTAATTCTTTGGATAAGTAATCCATATTTACCAGCACCACCAGGATAACGACCAAGCAAAATAACATCGTTACTAGACCCTATTGGCGCAACAGCGTTTGCGCTAGTAACCTGCGATGTAGTTGATGTAAGTCTCCTTGAAGAAATAGACATGTTAGTTTGAGAATGCCTTGCAATTTGAGGCCAGCTGCCAGTTGTTCCAACATATCCAGTGCCAACGGTATAAACATAATTAGGCGTTACGCATATTCCTTGTCCAGTTGCAGAGTAACTCCATTGGAGCCTGTAATCAGCCGTTCCGCTGCCAGAACTTCCCAAATATCCAGCATAATAAGAATTAGGGAAGCTCGTTGACGCATCATGGTATCCACAAAAATAAATCTTGCTATCATCTGCGCTGATGTCACAAGCGTATAGACGATCAGCATATGTTCCGTCTAAACCCCTAGTCCATGTAATGGTTCCATCTGGTGCGTATTTTTGAATTAAACAGCCAGTATTTGAGTCAGTATAGTAGCCAACGACATAAATATTATCGTTACTGTCAGTTACGCAATCTTGAAGGTAATCAGAATTAGATGTCCCAGATACTTTCGACCATAACACTTCGCCGATTGAATTTACTTTAACAAGTCCAGCATCATAACCCCCTGCGCCCACTGGGTCATTAAAGAAACCGCAAGCGACAATATCTCCATTAGTATCAACGTCAATTCCATTCAGTGACTCGCCACTTGTTGCTTCCAGTGAAAGAATAAACAAGTCAGGCTCACCGCCCGCACCCGCAGCCGCTTGGATAAGTTTACTTGAAACCGTCATATCTTACCCCAGTGCTTGACCCGCTGTGAACCCATACCATGTTGTCCCGCCATCGTGCGTGATAAACACAAAGTAATCCACCGCAGATGCAGTTGCAGTCAATGTCGGAGCAGTTGCCGCAGGCCAGTCAACAGCACTATCCCATGTCACTGTGTAGCCCGATGCAGATGCGTCCTGAACGATCTTCAACGTAAAGCTAGACACCTTGCCAGATGCGGCAGGGTTGCTGAACGTGAATGTCGTATTCTCTGTCAGTGTGTGGCTGAAGTTTGTGCCGTCTTGCAGATCAACAGTTGTCGCATTCGATGATGATGTAACCGCTGTGTATTCCTCAGAAATGCCGTTATCAAAAGTAACAACGCCGTTTGCATCTGCCGTGACAGCCTTAGATGCCTCAGTCGTGCCAAGCGTTGTTACGTCTAGGTAGTTAAGCTCTGCGCCTGTCGCGGTAATTGTCACCCCGCCAACTTGCCATGAACCTGATGTTAGGTTTGGCTGAATTGCCGTTGTTCCGTCCAGCAAGTCATCAACGCTGTCCCAGTTTCCGTTTAGGTAGCCGCCCCAAGCGTCCTCATCGCCGCCCACGGTTGGCTTGTTAAAGCTGAATGTTGTCGTAGTTGTAGGCATTTATGCGGCCCTCTCTAAATAATCTGCGGTTGTCCAAGTGGTTGTCGGATCGGTTGCGTCTAGCCACTTGTAACGCGCGGTTACTCTTGTGGTGTCGGATGTTGATGTGTCACTCGCTGCAAACGGTCTTATGCGGTTCCAGTAAAGCGCAGTGCTAGATGTCAGGTTCGCAGTAGACGATCCCTTCGCATCATAGCCACCGTTTGAGTAAGTTGACGACGAAATAGAAACAGACGCTGATGCGTCCTTCACAGTGTTGGCGAAAGATGTTGCCGTTGACGTAAGGCTAACAGATGCCGCGCCCGTTACGTCAGCAGCGTCTATGCCATACAGCAAGCTGCCGTATGTAAAGTCACCATATCCGCTTCTAAACGTGGTCATCTATTAATCCAATATTACGTCTAACTCGCCTGTCGGGATGCGGAATACATCTCCATCAGTGATTGACTTTGAAGTTGTAAGCGCGGAACTCACTAGCATATTGCCAGCAGATGCAGCGTCCATAATTCCAATGTGGCTAACTGTTCCCCAATCACCGCCTGTCGCGGCAGGGAACTCAACCGCAGCCGAATTAGATGCAGTGTCGTCTGTCACGGTGAATGTCACTGATGTGCGGGCGTATCCATTGCCAGATACTTCTGTGCCAGCCGATCCAGTGTCAGTGGGATCAGATGTGAAAAGACCGACATACCAAGCAGTCGGGCGCGTTACGCTGTCTGTAGTCAATAGGTATTGCAGCAGATGCGTTTCATATGCGTTGGTTAAAGACATGGATTTCTCCGTTAGATATATCTAGGTGAACCATACACCATTTTGCAGTTAATAACTAGATATGATAATTCTGCGACCAGAACCACCAAACCGTGTGTCGTCTGAGGCTTTTTGCAAAGAAGCTAATGCGTTCTGATACAAGCTCGCCCAGGTTTGTGTTCTTGCGTCATCCAGCAAGTAAGGTGCTGACTGCATTAGCGCACCATACAAGTAAATATCTGGGTCAGACTGCAATAACCAAGTATAAGTGTTGCTGTCGCTTAGACTTGGGATTTCGGAGTAATACGCAAGCTGCATGGGATATTCTGCATCAGGCGTTGGAAAGACCTCTATAGCCTCACCGATCTGTGAATAGTATTGCGGGATGCCAGTTGTGTCGCGGTTTTGCTCGCGCTTTTCTAACATATCTTCTGTGCCAATAAGGTCTAATCGTCTGGTATGAGATGCCGTGATGTTGAAGCGAACTGTCTCCAACCAATCAGCAGGCACTTGAACGTAACGACTGTCTAGCGTTGCATCCACGCGCTCAATCATCTTGTAATGACGCAGCTTGCGGTTAATGTCTGTTTCCGCAAGCGTGATGAAATCAGGAATAACAGATGTTAAGTCATCGCGGTTCAGCCAGTTGGCAATAGATGTTTTTAACTCTGCATAAGTCGTAATAGCCATTTAGTTCACCATTTACAGCGATCAGCCCAATATGCTGCGCTCATTTTACCCTTTGCAATATTCTTAGCATGTCTTGCCTTGAATGATGCTCTGCGCTTTTTGGCGGCTTCACTCTCGCCTTTGCGAGGTGGCGAACCACTTACACCTTTTTGACCAAACCGTATTAGCTTAGTCTTGTTACCCTCTTTTGCCACAACTGCGTGAGATTTACTAGCATGTCCTGGCGTTCTCACACACTGGTTAAACCTAGAAGCACCAATCTTTGTAAGGCGAGGGTCTTTAGCCATTAGTAGCCTCTGGATTTCCAAGTTTTGAACATATTGTGAATGCTCTCAACAGTCATAGGCTCTAAGCCCAGTTCTTGCTCTAGATCACGTTGCAACCTCATAAAGTCCGCAAACTCTTGGCCTTCCATAAGGTTGTAAGTCATACCAGTAGCAGGCTGACGCATTGGCGCAGGCTCTACAGGAACCTCTGGAACAATACTTGCTGTTGGCGCATTGCTACTAGCCCCACTCATTAGTGATGGAGGCATAAGTGAGGAATAATTTATTTTATCAAGATCAGTATATTTGCTATCTGGAAACTGAGCCATTTCTATTAAGCGTTTTTCTGCACGATAGCTGGGCATATCTGCCCCTTCATAACCCTGCGCAACGCTTCTATCAAATAACGTATCTAACGCCTTTCTAGGTGTGTTCATAGGCAACAACTCAGGGGGCATATCCGCAGAACCTGTTAGCTCTCTAGCTATTGCGGGCGGGCGAAAGTCTGTTGCGCCTTGCTGATCGCGAGGATCAAAACGATCTTGCTGCAAACCGCGCTGGCGTTCCATTTCTTTCATCGCCGCACGTTCACGCATCAATTCATCTACTACCGTAGAAACAGCGCGACCAGTATCGTTCTTGCGTTGGCGTAAGCGATCCTCATAACCGCGTGGTCTAAACAGTTCATTTGCTAAGAGGCTTAAAAGTCCACCGCCCTCAAAGCGATCACCGCTGCGACCAGCACCGCCACCGTCAATCATATCCATTAAGCTGATGTATTGTGGGCGATCATCGTAACCATAAGCCATTATTTCTTAGCCTTCTTTTTTGCTTTCTTTGCTACCGACATTGCGATTGCTTTTGCTTGTGCTGGCGATTTACCGGCTTTTATCTCGCGGCGTATGTTTTCAGCAATGCTTTTCTTTGAGTAGCCTTGAATTAGTGGCATGACTAACCTTTAGCTAAACACTTACCAGCCATTGCGCACTTGCTTGGTGTTGGGCAACCTTTGCATGGCTTAAAACCCGCTGCTGCTGAATACTTTCCAGTTCTCATTTCTTTTTCCCACCTTTTTTCTTTGTGGTCTTTCGGGCCATTAACCGCCCCACCAAGTAGCAGTGATCTTAGCGGCTGCACCAGCAATCACGCTAATATCTTCAACGTCATTCACGACTAGCTTAACAATGCTATCTGCCGCCGCAAACCGTGATGCAGTGCCATCAGTAACATCAGCAGTAGGAACAACTGCCGCAGCGTTTGTGTTGTAGTAAAAATCAACGTCACCTGACAAAACGCAGAACTTGGCACCCGCAGGAACTGAAATATCTTCAGCTGTCCCTGACGCTAATACATGAACGTCTACACGGTCAGTTTCTGGTAAAAAGTCATACAGCAGATGACCCGCCGCATCTTTAGGTGTGAAATATGGCAACATGGGCTAACTCCGTTTGTTTGCCGCCACCTTAACACACTACGCAATCCCGCGCAAATTCCTTCTAATA